GGCTCGACCCAGACATACTGGTGCGTGGGCAGCGGGCCGGCGTGTGTGTGTAGCGTCATAGTAGGGTACCGGCTGTCTGGACGGGGCCGGGCTCCGAAGTGGGTATCGCCAGACTCGAGGGTGGATCAGGCCGCTCTCTTCTTAAGCCTCTCGTTCAAGTCGTGCAGCGCCCGCAGGTGCAGGAACGCCGGCCACGCGTCATCGTCCAGGCTCGGGTAGTAGTGGTGGCCGAAGTCACCGTTCTCCTTCGAGAACCTCAGCAGGTGGTACCCGCCGTCGATCCGGTTCCCGGTCGTCTCCTCGTATGCCTTCGCGTAGGCCGCCAGCTGGCACAGCATCTCCGGCCAGACCGAGTTCGAGGTCTTGAAGTCCCCGAGCACGAGCTTGCCGTCGAGCTTGCCGATGAAGTCCAAGGTGCCGCCGTAGCGGTGCGCCTCGCTGATGACCTTGACCTCGCAGTCGATGATCTCGAGCTGAGTGCCCTTGCACCAGAACTCGAAGGCCGAGTACGCCGACGATGCGCGCGCGCGGAACGACACCGGGTCGGTGACAGTCTCGGCGGCGATGCTCTTCTCGAGCACCTCCGTCGGGTTCCCGCCCTTCACCCAGGCCTCGCACATGGCGTGAACGCAGGTGCCGATGGCGAGGATGTCGTTCCCCTCGTACAGACCGCCAGGCGCGTCCTTGCCCTGCCCCTCCAGCAGCCCGTGCTCGCGGCCCTGCTTATACGCCCAGTTGATGAGCGCGCCGGGGTCCTTGATCCGCAGGACAGTAGTGACCGAAGGGATCTTCTTCCCGTCGGCTGCCTTGTAGCCTAATCTTGGTGTAGGCACGATCAGAACGCCAGGTCGTCGTCGGCAAAGTCCGACGCCAGCGCGGCGGGCGCGGCGGCAGGCTTCGGGGCCGCCTTCGGCGCGTCGACGATGCGGGCGGCGATCTTGTCCTGCATCCAGGTCGGTAGCTGCAAAAAAATCGCAGGGTCTGGCGCGTCCGTTGAGTACACCAGCGCCTCGCCCTCCATCACCGGAGCCGGGATCGCCTTCGGCAGCGGCATGATGGACGTGAGGTTTGCGTATGTCCGGTCGCCCTTCACGCTGTGCGTGATGTTGACGAACGCCGGCTTGCCGCAGATTTTCGATAGGTCGAACTTCTTGAGTTCCTCCGGCGTAAACGCCCGGCCGCGCCACGAGGTCAGCAGCGCGTAGAGCGTGCTCTTCTCGTTGAGCGAGAGGCCGACGGTGCGCGAGATGACCGCCGGCAGGCTCTTCGTCTCGCCGTCCTTCGTGATCTCGACCCGGATCTCCGGTATCTGGAACCGCAGCACCACCGTGCGCTTCGGCGCAAACTGGCCGCCCGGTGACGGCTGGACGCCAAGGTCCACGACCATGTCGCACACGGCCGCATACGCACCCGCCTCGATGGGCTTGCGGGGCTCGAAACTGCCGCCAGAGGCGGCGCTAACAAACAGACTCATCGCTTCTCTCCTTCTTGGGTTGTTGAATCGACTCTTCGGATCTCGACCACGCCGTCGTGGCCCGTAAAAAGGGAAAGCCCAGAGAACCGCAGCGCCTGCGCCAACTCGCCGACGCTGACGCCGCAGAGTCGCGCGCGGGTCGGGGCGGTGACGCTCGCGGCGTCCACGCGCAGACCCATCGTCCGCTCAAGGCTCTTGTAGAAGTTATCGACCGGGGCGCTCATACGAACCACCGCGAATACTTGCCCGGCTGCACGACGCGCGCGCGGATGGTCGGGTGCGGCAGCCGCTCGCGGCGGTCGCGTAGGCACGGCCACGGCGCGGGGCGCGCGTACATGAAGAGCGCCAAGACGCCGAAGAAAATCAGCGCCAGAAGCCCGACGGCTGCGCAGAAGGCGGTCTCGAGGGGAGTCATGCGGCCACCTGCGCGGCGGTCGTGGCGGCGTCGCGCGCGGCCTGGATGATGGCGCGGATCTCTGCGGTGCGGTAATTGGCGAGCGCCTGCTCGACCGTGGCGAAGGTCTTGCCCATGCCCTTCCAGGCGCGGTGGGCGGCGTTGCAAACGCGGATGTTGATGTAGTTCGGCGCGACCGTGACCGTGGCGCTGTGCTTGCCACACTCCCCGGTGACAAAGGTGTAGCGCCCGGTGTTGCCGTAGGTCTTGGTGAGCTGCTCGGTGATGATCACGTTCATTTTTGTCTCCTTCTGTCGCTTCCGGTCGGCAACATCGCCGCCCGTGGAATGCATACTGCAACAGGCCGGGAGGCGTGTCAAGCCTTTCTTGAAAATATTTTTCAGCCGCCGCCCTTGCCCCCTCAAGGCGCACTTGCTACCCTCCCGGCGCTATGCCTAAACCCAAAGTCCAGCCGCCAGAGGCGGCGCTACTCCACGCGGTCGCCCAGGCGGGCGGACAGACCGCGCTGGCCCGTAAACTCAAGGTGAAGCCGCAGGCCGTGCATCAATGGGTGCTCGCCGGGCGCGTGCCGCCGCTGCGCGCGCTTGCCGTCGAGGCAGCGACGGGTGTATCTAGGAAGGCCCTGCGGCCGGATCTCTACCCGTGAAGCGCTTTCTCTCCCTTGGCGCCGGCGTGCAGTCAAGCACCCTGGCCCTTATGATCGCCAACGGCGAGCTGGAGCCGGTAGATTCCGCGATTTTTGCCGACACCGGTTGGGAACCGCGCAAAGTTTACGAATGGCTCGACTGGCTGGAAAAGCAACTGCCATTCCCGGTGCATCGCGTGCGACGAGGAAACTTGCGAAATGACATCATCGCTAAGTCGACAGATCCTTCACTTCGCGCTGCTTCGGTGCCTTGGCACATGCTTCTGCCAAATGGGGATCGCGGTCTAGGTTTGCGCCAATGCACGAAGGAGTACAAGATCCAGCCGCTAACGAGAAAGGCTCGCGACCTGCTCGGCTTAGTGCCGCGGCAGAGGGCAAAGGGCGTGCTCTGCGAAATGTTGATAGGGATCAGCACCGACGAGGCGCTGCGGATGAAGCCGTCGCATGAGTCGTGGAAGGTTCACCGCTGGCCGCTGATCGAAAAAGGCATGGCGCGTCACGACTGCCTTAACTGGATGGAGCGCAAGGGTTACCCGCTGCCGCCAAAGTCATCCTGCATTGGCTGCCCGTATCATCATGACAACGAATGGCGGGCAATTAAAGCCGACCCCGAGGCGTGGGCTGATGCGGTCGCGCTCGATAAACTGATACGAAAGCCTCGAAAAAACATGGTCTCGGAGCAGTTCATGCACCGATCCTGCAAGCCCTTGGATGAGGTTGACCTGTCCACGGCAGCCGACCACGGGCAGACTGACCTCTTCAACAACGAATGTGAAGGAATGTGTGGAATATGACCAAGCCAGACCTCACCGCCGTCGTGGCCGTCGAGCGCGTCCTCGAGCTCGCCAAGCGCGTCCCCGTCTTTCCCTGCCGGCGGCGCGACGAGGCCGACCAAAGCGGCCGCACCCTGCGCGCCAAGTCGCCCCTCACCTCCAACGGCTTCAAGGCCGCCACGCAAGACGAGGCCCAGATCAGGCGCTGGTGGAGCGAACGCCCCGACGCCCTCGTCGGCGTCCCGACCGGCTCCGTGACCAGAATCGTGGCCGTCGACTACGACCACAAGAGCGCAGGACAGGCCGCGCAGGACTGGATCGCCGAGCACCAGGACGTGCTCATCTCCACCCGGGTACACCAGACCGGCGGCGGTAGCGGCGGCCGGCACTACCTCTTCAGCCTGCCGCCCGGGGTCAAGATCCGGGGCGGAGTCTCCGTCACGCTCGGCAAGGTGCGCCGCGACGGGCTCGACATCCGCGCCGAGGGCGGCTACATCGTCTGGTGGCCGCTGCATTTCGGCCAGCAGGGGCCGGTGGGCGACATCCAGCCGCTGCCGGCCGGGCTCATCGACGAGCGCCGGATGGACCTTGAGCTGCCCGCCGAGGTCGCCAAGAAACTTCCGCCCAAGCCCGGCACCAGCCAAGACTTCCAGCGCGACCTGCCGCGCGTCACCGAGGCGATCGCCTACATCGACCCCGCCGGATACGACGCATGGCTCATGGTCGGCATGGCGCTGCACCACGCATCGGGCGGCGCCGACGACGGCCTCGAGCTCTGGGACTCGTGGTCGTGCGGCGGCATCACCGGCGAGCTGCCGGCATCCTACGCCGGCCGCGCCGACATTGAGTACCGGTGGCAGTCGTTCCACCTTGACCGCGGTGGCGGCGTCACGTTGGGGTCGCTCTTCAACGCCGCCCGCGCCGGCGGCTGGGCGCCAGTCTCGGAGGCGGTGCGCATCGGGCCGCCGCCGCGGGAGGAGCCGGGGCCAGACTATAGCGACGTCCCAGAGGCCAGGGGCATGAGTCGCAACCTCGAACCAGAGGTCGCAACTACAACGGCCGGCGGCGCGGGCGCAACGACCGGCCGGCGCCTCACGCTGCGCGCCATCGGCGAGATCGTCGCCGAGCGGCGCGAGGCCACCTGGCTGATCCACAACGTGCTTGAGGCGAACGTGCTCGCCGTGCTCGCCGGGCCGCGCGCGTCGTTTAAGTCGTTCATCGCCCTCGACTGGGCGATGCGCATAGCCGCCGCCGGGAACCCGGTCGTCATCCTCTCGGGCGAGGGCGCGGGGCTCGGGCGGCGCGCCGAGGCGTGGATGCAGGAGCACGGCAACGGGCGCACCCTCAGCGAGCTGCGGCTGCTCGCGCTGGAGTCGGTCGCCAACCTCAACGCCGAGGCGGACATGGGGTCGCTCCAGCAGGGCATCGACGAGGCCGGCATCCGCCCGGCGCTGATCATCGTGGACACCTTCAGCAAGTTCTCCGCCGGGCTCGACGAGAACTCGAACCAGGAGGTGGCCGAGTACCTGTCCAAGCTCACGATCGGGCTGCGGGAGCGGTACAGCGCCACGGTGCTGCTCGTGGCGCACTCGGGCCACGGCGACAGCAAGCGCCCGCGAGGCGCGTCGGCGCTCATGGCGAACCCGGACGCCGAGTACATCGTCGAGCGGCCCGATGTCCAGGCGATGGCCGTGAACGTCACCCGCGAGCGGTTTAAGGACACCGCCAGCATGGCGCCGGTCGCCTACGAGGCCACCGAGGTGGACCTGGGGCGCGCCGACAAGTACGGCGAGCGGGTCAAGTCGCTGGTGATGCGCGAGACCGCCGCGGCGGGGCGAAAGGAGCGCGAGGCTATGCCGCAGGGCAAGGCGCAGCGCCAGCTGCTGACGGCGCTGAGGGAGCGCCAGAAGGGCAGCGACTCGGAGATGATCTGGTCGCTGCCGGACCTGCGACAGATCGGCAGGGAGGCGGCGATGAGCAAGACGACCGCCCACGCGGCCGCCGAGGCGCTGGCCTTTTCGCCCTTCATGACGGGCACCGTCGGGGGCTACAAACTGTCGAGGGAGGGCAAGTAACTGTGGCAAAAATGAGACAGAATCAGGTACGAAAAGTACGAAAGGTACGAAATGTACCCGTTCGTACCGTACGAACCGGGTACGAAAGGTACGAGAGTCCTTTAGGACTCGTACCTTTTGTACCGTACCCGGCCTTGGAACTTGAACCAGCCAAGACAGACACGGCCTTCGGCCGGAGGATGGTCGACGGGCTGGGTGAGGAGGGGTTCCGGGTGGCTAAGACCCTCCAAGCCCACTTCGGGGCCAAGGTCGTCCACTACCAGGACGCCAAGGGCGAGGTCGGCACCGACCCTAGGTGGCCGGCGTGAGCCAGCAGAAGATTGACCTCAACCACACCGGGCCGCTCGAGTGGATGGATGACCCGTTCTGGGACAAGGCGTCAACGGATGGCCGGTTCTGTATCCGGGGGCAGCGGGTGGGCGATAAGGTCGAGTATGTGGTCTGGCGGATGGGACCCGACGGGCGGGTGATCCCGCGGTGGCTCGGGGTGACCTCAACCTTCGCCGAGGCGGCAGAGCTCGCCGAGAACGCGAGAGGCGAGAAGCCGCCCAGCATCAACCTGCTCTGGAAGGTGGCCGATGAAAAAGGTCGTTAAGCTCTGCCCGGTGTGCTTCACCGAGAACACGGGCGGTTTGCCTCACCGGCACCATCGAGAGGGGCACCGGAAGAAGTCGCGCACAATCGAGCAGATCAGCGAGATGGCGCGGCAGACCATTGAGGCCAACCAGGTGCGAGTCATCGTGGCCCAGGCCGTCGATGAGTCAAGGCAGCCGGAGCCGTGGGCCGACAAGCGCACCCGGTACCATCGAGCCTATTACCAGGCGAACCTCGAGCGCCGCAGGGAGCAGACCCGGCAGAGCAAGCGAGACCAACGGATGCGGCGCCGGCTGCGTCCCTTGATTGCTGGCCTGTGCTATGCGGTAGACTTGGGCCGATTGACTGCGAGGTGGTGATGGGCATCAGACAACGACAGCGGGGCGCCGAGACCGAACGAGAAGTTTGCGACAAGATTAGCCAGGCGACCGGATGGGTCGTGAAGCGTGAACTCGGGCAGGCTCGAGACGGTGGCTGCGACATTCGACTTGGCCGGTTCGTGGTCGAGGTGAAGCGACGCAAGAGCATCGCGGTCTACGATTGGGTCGACCAGGCGAGGGCAGCGTGCGCGCCTTACGAGATCCCGGTGGTCATCTGCCGGGGCGACAAGCGTGAGTTCCTCGTGGTGCAGCCCTTGGAAGATTGGCTGAAGATGGCAAAGGCCGAGCTGCCCGAAAGATGAAATGCCCGAAGTGCTCCAAGCCTAGCGAGGTCGTGAAGGTCTACCAGTTCCCGACCGAGGCTCGGCGTCGGCGGGAGTGCCTGACCTGCGGGCATAGGTTCACGACGGCTGAGAAGCTGTGGCGCCGTGTCTACGCCGAAGAGATACGCAACCGTCCGGCTCCTCGAGCGACGCGGCAAGAGCGACCGGAGCCGACGCGGAGACGGTACAGCAACTTCGATGTGGTGGCGGTCGATAACTACGACATGGACCTGGAGGATGTGAGCACCTTTGTTCACATAAGCGACTGATGGCAGGGACACCAATCAAGCGGGCGAGGAGGGAGAAGGCGCTGGCGGTCATGGAATCGCCGGCCTTCTGGGACCAGCTCTGGATTCATCTTGCCGAGGGCAACAGCCTGTCCTCGTTCGTGAAGGGCAGCGAGATCCCGTACCAACTCTTGTGGGAGACGATTCAGTCCGACCCTGCGAGGCATGAGAAGTTTGAGCTGGTGCGGACTGCGCGTGCCCTGGCGAACGCGGAGCGCATTGAATCGCTGGCCGACCAAGTGGAGCAGGAACAGATCGACCCAAACGCCGCGAAGGTTGCGATGGGTGCGAGGCAATGGCTTGCCGAACGGATGGACCCGAGGCGGTGGGGAAACAAGATCCAGAGCGACGTGCGTATCACCGACACGACGGCGCTGCATCTTGCTGCGGTGCGCGACCTCATGCGGACCGTGAGCGTGCAGGAACCCGAAAAGCTGACAGATGACGCATCGACGCCGACGGTCCCGCGCGCGTGACTCATTGAACCGGGCTGTGGATAACTCTGTGGATAACCTGTGGATAACCTGTGGATAACTCACGGCCTGGCGATCAGCACGCGCTCGGGCACCGATGCGCACACGCGCGCACGGCGCAAGTGCTTGATTCGCAAGGGGTTACGGCGCGTAGTGCGTATAACACCCATTATGTTAAATCGGGGCGATTGTAACCGCCCTGCGGACAATCCCCCCTTTCTGTGGGTAACTCTGTGGATATTCTGTGGATAACCTGTTGATAACCTGTGGATAACTCCCCCCTTGCCCGCGACCCCCCCCCGGCAGGGGGCCCCGGCGGGGGGGGCGGCGCTTGCGTAACCCCACACGGACCGTATGAAAAATTCTGAAAACCCCTA